AACTAAGAGCACTTAAGCTCTAACCGATATTTCTATCGGGACTTGGACAAATTAATGTCCACAGCAGTTTCCCACTGCTGCCAGCCTAGTCTCACCCCGTTGGAGAGACTAGGAACAGGTATGTAATCCCAGAAGGGACTACATCGTAGCTTTCGTCTAAAGATCTTACGGTTATGCCTAACCATGATCTTTAGAGAAACCAACTCGCCAAACAAGAAGGAACAGTATAGCCCGGAAGGGTTAAACTGTAAATCCTTGTAAACCTTCCCGGGGACACGGAATTCCCCGTCACACACCTGGATACTTTGAGAAACCCGCTCCCATGTATAATACATGAAAGAGAGGTTCTTATTATATCTAGGACGTATGAATTTGAGAGGAACGCGAAGACCGGAATCCATAGCACTATCAAATGGAACGTAAGTAATGAACTTACGACCCAAAGTAGATAGCAATAGGGATACAACATTCTTTAAAGGAATGCCAGTATAAGCGGTCCACTCATTTAGTTGGTTTATAGCGACAAAGACGTCATATGGGGTGTCCAGCTTTCGAATGAAAACCGGACGAACTGGCTGGCCATAAAACCAATCAGCTCCACATGACTCTCTGAACGGTCCTGTATTAAAGGACTTGGAAGCATTGATAGAGAAACCAAGGAGTGTCAACATCGAGACCACACGGTCATAGCAATTGCTACGACATATGAGGTCATCTCCGAAGACAGACCATGGTACCTTATCATCATACGTCCCAAAGACAGTATGACAAGCTTTCAAGATAGCACCGAATATGATAGTCTGCAGAGGAAAGGTGAAACCATTCCCCATAGTGGACATCATATACAGAGGCACATGATTACCATTTATCTCAGTAGTACGAGAACGTAAATTGCATAATATGGTGAAGAACCAATTAGGCAACAACGCCTCGCAAAGACCAAGACTTATGGAATCAGAAGCAGAGGATAAATCAATAGTAGCGAAGCTACCATTGAGACTCCCCTCACGTGCTAGTCGATGATTTTCTTGGGGTTGAGTTCTGAGATCAATGTTAAAACAAGATCTCAACCGCTCCTCAAGAATAGTTGCCAAGCCCAGTTGATAAAACATATTCAACGAAGGCTCGACACAGATCATACGACTCGTGCTAGCCGTTTTTGGAACAAAGCTACATCTGCTACCACTCGTTATGAGAGGAGAACCAAACTTCTCGTAGCGTTGGCATTCCGCATCGGAGAGGAAAGGAATCCATTCACCATAACGCCTATACTCCTCGTATAGGTACATTGATGTGGAAGCTAGCGGAGAGCTAAAGTACTTACTATAATAGGAAGTACCCATAGCACCTACACTAACCCCGGGACCAGGCCTACCAGACTTTAAAAGGTCAAAATAGGAACTGATCAACGGTACACCTCCAGGATGGAAGAAGTCATCTAAATTACGTCGGATTTCTCCGAGTAAAATCGATGATATCGTATCCATAAGAGGTAATTTCCATGCTCTACATCGGTTGTTAGCCGAGATAAATGTATCTAAAGCATTTTTGTCAGCGTTAGTTGTATCTTTCGGTATCCATTTACGGATAATCGAATGAAGCAAATAATCACTAGCATATTGGCGATAGGTACACCCCGGGAATGGTACAGCCTCAAAAGAGGCAGAAGTACCAGTTTCGAGGACATCAAGGTAAGCAGCGTTATAAAGAGCATCAGGGCTAAGGCCCATGTCGTTCTCCTAACTAGTCCATCTTTATGAAGGAACCGGGACATTACTGACCGGTATTACATAAAGTTCCTATGCTTCCGTCGCTCGATGTGCCTACGGCTTTGAAACCGGAGGAAATCAAGCAAAAGAGGCAAAAGGAAGCGAAATGCCTTTCGTAGATACAAAAGACACTGGATGATCATTAGATCACGCCAGTAACAATGGTATCACCAATTGAAGCGGAGATCTGTTCCAGAGCTCCAATCAAAAGGGAAAGGCCAGCACGTACATTGGCGGTGTCAGCAAGGTCGGAACCAGCTGGGATATCAAGAGTCGTCGTCATATTCATGACAGACGCAGCTTGATTAGCCAGAGGAGTTACGCCCTTACGTACAATGACTTTATACGTGTTTCGCGGGACATTAGGAAGAATTCCAGTCACGGGATTCACTGCCGGCAGAGTTCGAAGAACTGCTGGACGGGATAGTGTTATCGTGAATGGACGGCTGGGGGTGGACGAAGCGTCCACACCAACCTGCGTACCGCCAATAGCGGATACAGCATACTGCTTACCAGCATTGGTAGGTGCAGTATCAACGACAATGGTATACGTCGGAGACGTAAAACCAGTCTGGGCCCCACCGTTAACGGGTGAAGAAAGTGCGAGTGACATTGTCACTACTCCGTTGGTTGTCTACGTTAATGAACGGACGATCCCACTGATTCTAGGAGCAAACGCGGCCATCATATTCAACCATTGCTTGGGCTGAGTTGGAATTTTTAATTGCAACTTAGCAACAAGATCAGATGTTTGTATGGAGCCGCGAGTGAACTGTGAAGCAGTGAGTTCGCTGCTACCGCCATAGATAGTGCAAAAAGGTGCCCGAGCAAACACAAAGCCTTGAGGAACTTCGGGTAGAGACGACGGGACGAAATCAGCATCTGCTGATTTAGACACGCAGTCAATACGCTCAGTCCTACAGCCCCATGTGAGATCGGCCACCGGAAAGCACCAACTATCGATTACATCACTAACATTAGTGAAGTAATTTGCCATCCATGCATAAGGAAGAATAGAAATAGCAGTGGGTAACCAATCTTTCGGCAAAAGCCTATTAGATTGGAGCACACCAATATTTCCAGATCCATCTGCATGGGTATTGACCGCACCTTTAAGTCTGACAGAATATACAGATGTCAATTGTATATTTTGAAAGATCTGAGCAGGTATATAGAAGGTTGCAAAACCAATTCTAATTACACTACCACTGAACTTAGCATGAGCAGAAGCTGAAATAGGCACAGAAGGGTATCGAAATTTACCGATATCCAAAACTATGTCAGTAACATCTTCTGTAAATGGCTGAAGTCCAAAGGTAAGCTCAAGGTAGGCCTCTCTTATGGATTTAGTAACGGTTGAACGCTTCCCTCTTCCCTTCGAAACTTTCTCTAGTTTTGATAGGTAAGTGGAAATCTCGTTCCGTATACCAGCCATAGGATTAGCAAGAGTATGCAAGTCATGCTTCAGATGCTTAATTGACCGACCCGTCAAATTTGACGAAGAGGTCGCAGAAGTATACTGTTGTAGAAACTTGCGGATACAGCGGTTATTGACATCGGTACGCACACTATCCGGAACACTGAGGAAAGCTGGGAAGGTATTCCGACTAATATAGCCGGCCGTCTCAGAATCTTCAGTACTATACCAGGAAGGAGTAACTCCAGGAGCAGTTATGAGAGTATGCCCATACGTAATACTAATCCACGAATTAGTGCCTTTATAGCTAATGCCGCTTGCAGCGGTAGTAGCATCGGCACCTCGTTTAATAGCATCACGCCAAGCAGGATTCTCATTTCCACTAAAGGAACTTTGAACCACTTGAATACTGCGTAGAGGAGCATGAGCATCCTGAAAGTTGGATCCGTCTGTGGCAATATAACGATATTGCCCATCTTCGGAATAACTTAGGGATTGCAAAGACTGCTTAAACGTAGATTTAGACAAGTGGCCTCCATAGTGCGGTATCCAGCCGAGTAGAGCAGGTGCAACCTGTATGCTCAGATGAAAGAGAAGTACTCTAAGAGTACAAACAAAGCCTAACCGTTAGTAGCTTAAACTAACGTATGGTGATTAGCCATAAGTCTTCTGCATTCACAAAGCAGACAGCA